TAGCAGCGCTGTACGTACCAGAGCTAGCTACTTCTACCTGCCTCCAGTCAACTTCTCCTGTTTCTAAGATAGGTTGATTATAGTTACTAGGTACTTTAACAATTAAGCCTTTCACTAAGCTGGTAAAATTAGGTACAGAGCCCGTTCTAAAATCACTAGATTTAATTGCATAGCCGGCAATGGCAGTAGAAGGATAAGAATATAACTGAGAACGGACTTCATCAAAACCAATAAACTCAACTTCGCTAGAGTAGCCTTCTTCAGCTACGTCTGGAGATAGTTTAAATGCGCTCACTCTGTACCCGTTCGGATTTTTTAAATTATCTGGGATTCTTAATTCTAATTCTGCAATCATAGAATCTTCTACTAAGCTATTAATACTTAGTCCACCTCCTACAATATAATCCTCGTAATCAACATCTTGCTCTATATTATGTATAAGCCCAGCTATGTTTAGTTGAGCGCTTTGAGTGCCTGTAGTACTGGTTGACTGCAAGCTTAAGACATTAAATTTTAATCTTATAGAGTTTATCTGAGTAAGATCATCGTTAGATTGAGTTGGGTATAGCGTTACAGATATAGGCGCCTGAGCTACTGCACCAGGTAAGTTAGTACCTAATGTGCCACTTTTCAATACTACTGGAGTTGTAAACCTAACTGGAAATATCTGTTCACTAGAGAAGGAGTACATAGGTATCTGGCCTATAGTACCAGTTACGTATTTTGTAGCAAATAATTCTGGCTTAGTATTATTAGTTTGGAAGTCAACTAAATCGTCTATGTACTTATCCTCAATTTCAATATCTTGAGGACCATTAGGATTAATTCTATAAATAGGGCCTTCACCTAGTGCTATTTGAGTAAACAGTATATCAGTACTTTTACTAGTACTAGGATTTACGCTAGCATAGCTATCAAATGTAACACTTAAAGTTGATCCTGCTGTAGTAGCCATATTTATTCCTTTATATATAATCAGTAACTTTTACTGTATCTATATTTCCTCGTTGGATATGTTTTATATAAGAACTTATTACTGCGCCAGATGTTCTTACTAATCCGAAGTTAAGAGCTATATTTTGGCCAGCAGCGGTAGTAAGAGATAAGCTGCCAAATCCAGTAGTAGGATCATCAGTATTTTCGGACAAGCCAGATGCTCTATTAGACGCTCTTAGGGCTATATCAAAAGCAGTTTGACTTTGCCCATACAGACTAGATTCTAAAATTCTACGATTTAATCCAGTTAAGGCTACCGCTTGGTTACTCATAGCAGAAGAAGAGCCATAAAATAATGATAAATTGCCTAAACTATCGAACCCAGACGTTAATCCTCCAGATACTGTGGGTACTATGTAAATAGTATTAGATCTTGGTTTGAAGTCAAATTCGGAATTTCTTACTAGCTTATCCCCGTCTAGTAATACTAAACAATTTTTCTTTTTGCTAGTAGAAATCATACTAGATAGTTGTGGAAATAAATTTACTAGTGCTGATATAATATCCTTGTAGCTATCAACATTTAATGCTACAGTATTAGGCACACTAATAGTGTTAGCTAGCAATTTACTAAATCTTAAGGTGATGTTCATTTAATCTCTCAAATACTACTTTATCATTCTCTAACCAGTATATATAAAAAGCATTAGAAAATCCAACAATGAACTTGTAATGCTTAAATACGCTACTTACAAGATCGTTTTTACTAGGGAATGGATCACTGCTTCCAGGATGCGAATGAAAAAATCCCCATATATTATCTTCGTATTCCAACATTTTAAAAGGATCTATAACAAAGCTATTTTTAGGTGAGGTACTCACATTCTTACAAGGTATGTATTCAAAGTCAGTAGTTATTATACCGCAACATTCTCGAGGATATTCCGCAATGCTATGAGTACCTAGTGCCTCTAGAAGATTATTCATTTTCATAAGCAGCTGGAAATCCTCCAAAATGAATAGTATTTTTTCTTAGCGAACAAGCTCTTAAGGTCTTGGAGCAAATATCTTCAGTAATATTTGCAGTAGGGACATCGCTATAAGTAAAGAATCCATTAGCTTGAATTGGAGGATTAGTTCCGCTAATAAAACCTACACCATCTACTTGGTACTTACACTCCGGTCCTTTATACTTCCAAGGGCAAGTTGTTGTATAATATTTTCTGCGTGGTAGGTTCATTTTAAAATATTGTAACCAATTAGTCAAACTAAATTTTGCTACAAACTCATCTAGTTCATCTAGTCTATTAATTGTAAAGACATGTTCAACAAAAGCATCTTTGTCGGCATCTGGATTAAGTATATAAATCCTATCTCCTATGTTTGGCAAGAAAGAAGGATTATTCTCTAAGTATAAAGTATTGCCTTGTATGTCCAATATAGTACTATAAACATATTCAGTAGAGCTGGCTAAATAAGGATCAAAAGAATATACAGTAGTAGCACCAGAGCTACCATAACTTACAGTATCACCTACCCTATAAGGTACGCTAGATGCAACTGTGATTGCATTTCCAGATATAGAACGAGCTACTGAATATTCAGGCCAAAAATCTAAGAATTTAGCGTAAGTTAATTTGATTTCTACGACAGCACCTAACAAGTCTCTAGTATCTAGTTTTAATGGCGTCCACACATCACCATGAGCTATGGTACTTTCGTAGTCCCAAGCTGCGTTCGCACCTCGTTGCTCAATAAATGCAGGCGTGTGGTGCACATTACTACTATCTGTTCTTGGATCTATGTTGCGTACTAACTCACCGTTAACATATGAAACTGTACTATTACTAGAGTTATAACCAACTAAAGTATTACTTTCTACTAACCTTGCAATCACGCCATCAAAATTAGATAGTTCTAGGGATATTTCATTTATTCTACCTGAAGAATCAGAACTTATATCCGAACTGTTAACTGCCACTACTTTATAATGTCGGTTGTTAAACACTACGCTATAGTTAAAATCGCTATAACTTTCACCTATAATTTCGGCATATCTAATAGGAAAACCATAAGGCCAAGGAAAACCATCTCCAGACTTACCAGGATTACCGCTATTTTTAGGTGGGTACCACTCTCCAGGGTAATATATACTATAAAGCTTGACCAGCGGAGTTTGACTTGAAGAATTTTTCTCTGCTATATATGGAGCAGCCTGTATTTCTTCTATGTACGATTGCGCCGTAGTAACATAGTTATATCCATTAGAAGCTATGAATCTATAAGATTCAATATTGGCAGAAACAGCTTGTACTAGTAGTGAAGATACGTCTGTAGAGGGATATACAGTATAATTTTGATTAACAGAGTTAGAATTAGAACTTAGTATTGGTAAAAATTTTATAGTATTATTTGATAGAATAACATATTTATCCTTATCTATAACGTCTGAATTTGCATAAACTATTACAGAATCAGAAAGTACATTATTTAATGGTAGAATAAATGTATTACTAATTCCATTTACATTACTAGTATGATTTATGAACGTATTATAAGTCGGTAATATAATAGAATTACTATATATTTGTTCACCTATAGCAAATTCGTTATAAACATTAACCATACGTAACTTTAATGCTGAACCCTCTATTCTTATTATTTCTGCATAAGCATTAGAAAGCGTTCCGTTTACCGTATTACCGGCGGCAAACGGAGCTACATTAGCAACTGTTACAATATAGTCATAGGCTCTAGTAGACATTAGGAATAGGTCTCCACTAAGTTAAAAGATACAGAAAAAATACTAGTTAGTAAGCTATCAGTAGTAATTACGTTTGTTACTCTAAGGTCGCCACTAAACCTAACTAAAATACTACCACTTTCACCAACATGTGCCAAATCAAATTCAAAAGTTTCATACTCTCCTGATCTTGCTTTGTAAAAATTTTCTAGGGCTTGCTTATATACGCCGCTAATATTAGTGTATGACAGTGCCAAAGTTCTTTTAGATCTTCTACTTATTAAGCGGGTTTTTTCATAGCCGCTTTGACTAGTAAATAGTGCACTATCGTAATTAGTAGAAATATTAAAACCTCTGTCGGGTTTTCTAGTTACCATAGAATACACGACAGAGTTAAAAGTATAAGTGGCGTTTGTTGGAAAAGTACTCATTAACGCAAGCTCCTGATTTGTCTCTTGATAGGACCATTATTTCTTAAATCTTCTAATAGTATATCTACTATTATCTTTCCGTTTACTCTACGTATATCTGGAGTTGCGGCAGTTTCTACGGGAGTACCATTATTAGTGATATTAACTTGCACATCTCCAGCAGAATCTAAGCTTCCAGTAGAATTAAGT